CGAAATGCGGTCCGTAGATCTCGGCGTTCTTGTCGAGCTGGGTTCCGGCGTGGATGAGGATGCGGGCGCCGTGCTGCTTGGCGGGCAGCTTCCAGGTGCGGTTTTCGACGCGCTTCGTCTGGTGGACAATCGCGCCAGCCCAGGGCTGGCGAACGGTCAGGGCCTTCATCGGGTCGCCTCCTCGGTTGCGGTGGCCTGCTGGGCGATGCCGGCCAGCCAGTCCGGCCAGGTGTCGACGGGCCCTTCGAAGTGCTGCCCGAGGGGGTGGTCGGTGGGGGTGTCGGGGTCTTTGCGCCAGTGCCCGTCTACGTAGGCGGCAACGTTGGCGCGGCGGGGGTGGTTGTCGGTGCGCCAGGTGATTTCGACGCGGGCGGGGGTGATGAAGCCGGGGCCGTACGGGTTGGGGAGGTCGGGGACGCCTGCGACAACGAACTTCGTGGAGCGTTCTATGGCGGTCGCAGCGACAACGGTGGGGGCGGTCATCGGGGCACCTCGCTCAGCAGGGACTCCCAGCACTCGTCTTCGTCTGCCTGCTCGGACGCTTCGAACCGCTCGAGGGTGCAGCCGTCCTCGGTGCACGGCCAGGGAGTGACGGGCCGGCCGACCAGATCACCCATCTCGGCGGCCTCAGGGTCCTTCTCAACGATCCGCAGGCCGTGCGGGCAGTACACGCCCCACGCCTCGTCGGCTAGCTTGGCGCGGGTCTCGCAGTCCGGGAACGGGCAGTTCTCGATCAGGCCTTTGTGCTGGGACGGGAAACCCATCTGGTCGGGGCCGTCGTGCGTGATGTTGATGGTCATCGGGTCGGCTCCTCGGTGGGGGTCCACTGCGGGCAGCCGACGGGGAGACCCGCGGTGATGTCCCGCCCGTCCTCGCAGTCTTCGGGCCAGCCGGGGTGTTCCGGGTACGGCCCGTCGGAGTCGGCAGGGGTGAAGTGCTGGCAGGTCTTGCAGCTGCGGGCGGCCGGGTTGTGCCAGCAGCGGGCGATGTGCGCGGTGGCAGCGGCCGACTTGGACCAGGTGCGTCGGCAGTACGGGCACTGGTGGCGGGTGACGACGACGGGGATCGGCAGGGACACGGCGGTCATCGGGGCTTCACCTCGGCTCCGAGGATCTGCCTGGCCACGGCAACGGCGTGCCGGGCGAGGCTGCTGTCCGGGTCGGCCTGTGCGGCGGTGGTAAGGATCTGGGCGTGTGCGTCCAGCCAGTCGGCGAGAGCGAGACCGACGCCGGGGTGCATGAGGGCCATCCATCCGGCGTTCCGCCACGCGTTGCGGGTCTCGTCCCATGGTTCGTGGCTCATGGTCGGTACCCAGGCGATGAGGTAGGAGGCGTTCAGGTCTGGTCGGTCGGTCATGACGGTGGCGGTGTGCCCGCCGTGGTCGAGATGGGTGTCATGGGGGCGCCACGGACCGTCCGTGGCGTGGGAGGCGGCTTCGCGGAGCAGCGAGGCAGCCTCGCGGAGTTCGGCGGTCGGGGTCTTTGGCATGTGACGGCTCCTGGGAAGGGGGCTCTTTCAGGGTGACGCGGAATGGGGCTGGCACTCCCCCCGGTCGCTGGTTGGGGGAGTACCGGGTGGGGGTCAGGTGGCCGTTGTGCGCTTGTGGCGGGCGAGCAGGCGGGTTCTGATCTGGCTTGCGACGAGCTGTCCCCAGGTGTGCCAGCCGGTGGTGTTTGTGTACTGGCGGCCGTGGTGGCGTTGGTCGATTCCGCACCAGCGGCAGGCGTTCGGGTTGGGCACGGGTGCTCCGGTGGCTGGTTGGGTGGTGTGGTTCCACCCTACCCCGAAACCTATTGCGTACGCCATGAGAATGCGGGAATGGGTGAGACCCGATACGTCTCAACTCCCACACCGCTACGCCGCGGAGCTGTGGTCCGGCAGAATCCCGGCATGAGCGAATGGGTGAGTGCCGCAATAGGCGCCGGTTCTGCGGTCGTTGGCGGCATCGTCACGGGATGGTTCACACGGTCCGCCGGCCACCGCCAAGCCGACGCAGCAGCACACGCAGGGAACCGGCAGGCTGATGCGCTGATCTCCTCGGTTCGGGAGACCCTGGACGAGCAACGTGCACAGTCGCACTGGGAGGCCCGGCGGAACGTCTACGTGCAGTTTCTCGACGCTGTCGGGTCCAGGGCTGGTGGAGGCTACGGTCTCTTGTTCCAGTCGGGGGATGAGACGGCAGTGCCGCGCGCCTTCATGCTTCTCGAGCTGGAGGGGCCGGCGGAAGTTGTGCAGAGCGGTCAGGCCCTGATGGAGGCCGTGGACCGCCGGCAAGGGCCAGAGGGGCTATCTGCCTTCGATGCGGCCCGGGTCGCCTTCATCAATGTGGCCCGTTCCGCCATGGTGCGCTAACCGGCACGACTGCGCCCCGGACCAGAGCGCAGGTCCGCGGCGCAGGGTGGGACGGTGCGGCGCACCTGGCGCGACCGGTGAGGCCGAAACCGGGATGGGGTGCGCCTGAACAAACCTCAGGCTGCGCTAATGCTGATGTTGCCCACTTCAGCGATCGCCCGCAGGACAAGCCGCAGCTCGACATCATTGAGGGCGTGAATGGCGCGGCGAAGGTCCAACGTCCACTCGCCCATCAGCGACGCCGCGACCTGGAGCACCGCAATCTCGCTGGATGACGCCTTGGGCCAGTCCCCGCCGCTCATGGTCAAGCGACGGCCGATGGAGTCCCACGCGATGCACGGGTGGGCGCCGGAACGGTCGATGATTGGCGGGGTGCCCCAGATCGGGATGGTGGGCAGGTTGGTGTCGAGGAAACGGCGCAGCCAGTAGCCGTCTCGGTGCGCGCCAAGGAGACGGGTGGCCGCCTGCCAGTTCTCGTTGCCGATGCCGCGGAGCAGACTCTCGGCCATAGCCGGTCCACTGGTGGTGTCAATTGCCGTCATGGTGGTCTCCGCCCTATGCCGCTGAGTCTCACAGGCCACTGTGCAGGGCCCTGGGCTGGCGGCCGCCCGTACACGCCGCACTCTCACCCTGACGGGCGGGAAAGCACACGGCTGCGCCCCAGACCAGTCTGTCGGTCCGGGGCGCAGGGTGGGACGGTGCGGCGCACCAGTCCGCTTGGGCCGGTCCCTACCGGCGGCCTAGGGAGTACACGTCCGTCGAGGCCTGCCGGGGGTGCTCCTCGTACAGGCGGTCCTCAAGGCTGTGGAGCGCCTCGCCAAGGACCTGTCGGGCTTCGTCCAACTTCTTGGCCGGCACCGATTCACGGCCGGTCTTCGGGTAGGCGTTCGTGAGCTGAATGCTGAGGGTGTGGAGCTCATGGCGGATTGCTGCGAGGTGCGCCCCGAGCTGATCGTGCTCCTCGAAGGTCAGTCTCGGTTTCGTCATGACGTCATCATCTCTATTCAACGGGCGTGGGGCTGGGGAACTGTTCTGCTGGCCCTGGATCGCAAGGGCTTCCTGGGCCAGGTCGAGAACGCGGCCGCGCCCCAGACCGGTCTGTCGGTCCGGGGCGCGCCGTCCGGGGCTACTTGCGGGGGGTGAGCGGCTCGCATCCGCTGATGCTGACGACGCCGTCGGACTTCTTCAGCGTGATGATGATCCGTTCGTCTGCGTTCGCGGACTTCAGCTGCGGCCACGTCGACTCGTTGGTCGGGTCGGTGGAGACCATGCACACCTCGAAGATTCCCTTCTCCGCACCGGGTGTCGTATACGTGCCTTCGGGGATGTCCTCGCCGACGACGTAGTCACCGTTGGTGTACGTCTTGGGCTTCGGCGGGGCCGGCTTCGGCTTGTGCGTGGGCTTGGCGGCCGGGGTCTCCTTCTTCGGGGCGGCCTTCGACGGTTCGGCCTTCGACGGTGCCGGGGTCGGCTTCTCCGTGGTGGGCGCGGCCGCAACGTCGCTGCTGGCCTTCCCGTCGCTGGTGTCCTGCGGGCCGACGATCGCCCCCAGGACTCCCAGGGCCACGACCAGGCCCGCGGCGGTGATCCCGGCGATCGCCCACCCGTTGAGGCCCTTCTTCGGGGGTCTGGGCGGCATGGGAGGGACGGGATTGCCCGGATAGGTGTGACCGTACTGCGGGTGCCCCCATGCCGGGTTCTGCTGGCCGGTGTGGCCGTGCTGCGGCTGCTGGGGCTGGTTGGGGTTGTACGGGTTCTGCTGGGACACGGGCGGGCCTCCTGCTGGGGTGAAACGGGACGGTGGGCGTGGGGGTGCGGGCGTGAGGGTGCGAGGGGGCACTGCGGTACGGCGTGGGGGGTTCGTGCACGGACGCAGGGGTGGGGCGTGGGCGGAGAGGCGGTGGCCGGCGGGGTCAGCCCAGCGAGCCGGAGAAACCGCCAGACGTGGCCTCCTCAGCAGACAGCTGGATCTTCCCGCGGTGACTGATCTCCACCTGGTAAAAGTCCTGGCCACCCGGAACGTCGTCCACGGACACGTCGAACGTGCACGTCCCGGCCGCCTCGTCGTACTCCGACAGCAGCAGGAAACTCGTCGCGATCACCGCACCCGCGGCGTCGTACACGGTCACCGACGTACCGAGGCTGATGTCGTCGTACCCACCGGACCCTTCGCAGCCGTCCGTACCGTCACTGATCACACCGTCGGTCAGGACGAACTCGCCGGTCAGGGTGAACGTGCCCTTCGGGGCGGCCTCAACAGCAGCCGGCTTTCCGTCCGCGGTGATGCTGCTGCCGCTGGTGGCGCCGTTGTCGCGGCTGGTGGCGTACCAGGTACCGCCGACGATCGCAGCACCGGCAACTGCGCCTACGAGGAGCGTGGTGAGGGTCCGTCGGATACCGGGCTTCCCGGCGGCCGGGACCGGCGCGGGCGGGGCGGCCGGCATCGGCGGAACGGCCGGAACCTCGGGGCTGGGCGTGGAGTTGGTGGTCGGCTGGTCGCCGTCGGCCCAGGAGGGCGTGGAATCGGTCATGGGTACCTGCCTGTCGCGAGGGTCTGCCGGTGGTGGGGGCACGACGGCATCATGTGGATGATTTGTGTGACAACCGTGGAGCTCCGGTGGTTGCAGTCGGTGGGGGTGATTTCCGGAGCGTCGGGTTGCCGGCCTGCCGGGGAGTCCCGGCGGCGTCTTGGCGCATCGCACACGCTACCCGCTTGTCATGGCGTACGCAATAGAGAATGAGTGTGGGCCAGGCACGACAACGCCCCCAACCCGGGGAAGGGCTGAGGGCGTTGAGCCGCTTCGGTGTCTGGTCTGGCCTCGTACGGGGATTATGTGAGGGAACGTCGTTGACCGGGACGTACAAGGGGGCAGCGTGAACTTCGGGTTTGTGTGCGGGTGGTGCGGCACCGACTGCATCGTCTGGGGAGAGCCCGTGATGTCGTGGTGGACGCAGAAGTACCGCATCGGAGAGACCTTCGACTGCTGGTGGTGCGACGGCACCAACATCACCCCGCCCCCACCGTGGACGCCCGACGAGTAGGCGGGTCAGGAAGGCCGAGAGGGCTGCCCGGCCACCCAGAAGCCGCTGGTTCGCTGATCAAGCACGCGTTCTGAATAGAGATCCTCCAGAGCCGACCTGACCATCGCTATGGAGACTCCATACAAGTCGGCCAGAGCACGTACTGCTGGGAGCCGCTCCCCCGGCTGGTACTCGCCAGCGTGTAGTGACTTCCTCAGGCGATCGGCAACATCGGCGACCCCTTGCTTCAGCTCTGGGGCGTCCCTCCTGGCGGGCCGTTCACGCATGCCACCAAATCGGTGGGTGTCTCCGAAGCGAGGCTTCTCCGACCGCTCAATCGCCTCCTCGGCTGCGAGGGCTTCAACACGGCTGCCGACCCACTCGACCTCCTTTCGAGCGACCAGGTGCCACCACAGCTTCTGCAGCGCGTGTTCCTCCCATCGCCGCTCGGGGGCCATTGAGATCCCGACGTACAACAGGCGCTCCTCGGCGTCGTAGAGCCGGTAGATCGCTGTCCTGCCCGCCATTGCGGCGTTGTACGAAGACTTGGTGCTGAAGTTGATCGTTCGTCGGCTTGTCACGGACTGGCGTCCTCTCAGTGATGAGGCAGAGGGGCGCCGGGCCGACCACGAGAGGGCCGGCCCGGCCAGGGAGTCAGACGGAGATGCTCTGCTTGGCTGCCTGGTCAGCGCACGTCCTGCAGAGGCGGCCACCAGGAAGAGCCGGACGACCGCACAGGCCGTCGTTGCCGTTGCACTCGAGTTGCTGACGCTGGGCTTCCGCGGCCGGCAGGCTCGCCAAGCTGTCTGGCGTCCATGTCAAGGCCTCCGAGTCGCCGCTCTCAGCCTGACGGGGAAGCGCCGGAGCTGATGACGGAGGAGGCGCAGCAATAGCGGCGCGCAACCTTCCGGCCACGATCGCCCCGACAGTCGTCTTCACCGGGTCCGGAAGAGGCCGGCCAGCAATTACCTGGTGCAACTGCGGTTCGGTCCAGCCCTCCAGCAGCATCCCCGTGACCGTCAGACCCTGATCGGTGAGCGTCTTGCCGGTCAGCAGGAACTTGGGGTTCTCCGCTCCGATTGCAAGCAGCAGGTCAACTCCTGGGCTACAACTCGACCTCTCGCTGCCGTCCTTCCCTCCCGACCCGCAGCTCGACGAGCCCGCAGGAAAGGAAGGACGGTTCGTATTCTCTTCGCTGGTCTTCTTAGAGCTGGTCTTCTTAGGCATGCGATCAGCCGCTTGCGGATCAACCGCGTGCGGAAAATCGCTAACCGGTTCCGAGCTGGGAGTTTCCATGTCTTCGCAGGTCATGTCCGGTTGCAGATTTTCGCCCACCGGCTCTGAGCTGGGCATATCTGTGATGCTGTAGCTCATCTGGCCCATGGTCCCGTCATCGTTGCGGTCCTGCCTACGGACGAGGTAGCCGTACGACTCGAGCTCGCGGAGGCCCGTCCTGACCGAGGCCAGCCCGTCTGTGCTGGCATTTGCGATCCACTTCGGGGTGACGCCGTAGCCGTTTCGGTGCGTGCTGATCAGACCGAAGATGCCCTTGGCCTTGAAGGACAGACGCACATCACGGAACAGGCGGTTGTGGATCTGGGTGAAGTCTCGCTGGAGGACATCGGCAGCCATGGGGCCGCGATCGATGCGGCCATGGGTCATGACGTCACCCCCGCCGCCCGGAGGATCACGGAGCGTGGTCTTGTGGGCGATGCGCTTGCTACGGGTACAGTTCTCACTGCGGTTCCTACTTTCACACGCTGGGACTTGCTTGATCAGCGGGCTGCGATCCGCTGAGACGCTTGAAGGGCCGGGATAGCTGCGAACTCCCCGGCCTTTCGTGCGTTCTGGGCCAGGCGTAGCGCCGGCCAGGTAACCCGGTCATGACTGTCTGGAACGACGGGCCCGCGGCTTCTTGTCAGGGCCTCGCACGTCGGGCTGGGGAGGATGCTGCCTGAAGTACTCCAGGAACGCCCCGGTCTCCATCGTGCGAGCGTTCGAGATCCGGATGTACGGCAGCCGCTGGCCCTCGCCGAACGGCCAGTCGTCTCGAGTCCTGGCGATGTACCGGATGGTGTCGCCAGTGGCGTGCCGGGTGATGTCGAGCTCGACAAGCAGGCGCGCGCCAGCCTCGAACGTCACGTACGGCGGCAGGTTGTCGGGAGTGTTCACCATGCGAGGTGCACCCCCCGGGGACCTTTTCTGAGTCCCGCAAAAAAGACTAGAGTCACTACGAACCCTTCTAGCGGAGCGGTTCACGTGGCCGCTTGTCTTCGCAGGTCGGCGGCCATAAGGACGGTCGGCCGGTGTGATGAACCGGTCGGCCGTCATTGAACGTCTAACGGCAGGTGGCTACCCCAGGGCACCACCCTGTCTGGGTGGTTGGGTCACGCTCGGGAGCCGGCCACGAGGGCGTACTGCTGATTCATCCAATGCAACCGTTCGGGACCCCTCGTCACCTTGCCCAGGTCGGTTAGCTCGGCCAGGCCCGCTCGCATGGACGTGTAGTCGAAGCCGATGTGGTCAGCAGTTCCGCCAAGCGAGAACCAGACCCCGGCGTAATACCTGCGCAGCTCCTTCAGCATCAACCGAGCCCGGATCGACATGTCCGGCTCTGGCGTCGGTGCAGCTTCCTCGATCGTTGGCGTACAGGCAGCTACCGCTTCGAGCAGCCCGTCGTCGAGGGCAGCCTGGATCAGAGGCAGCGGGTCTGAGCTGAACTCGAACCACTCGCCGTGTGATCGCTGCTCGGCAAAGTGCCGGTGCAGCGCCCGCTCAAGGGCATATGGCGAAGGAACGGCCCAGAGCACCTCAATCTTCACCGGACTCATCCGCTGAATCTGGCTGCACCGCGCTTCGAGGTCAGTCGTCATCCCGATCTTCACAGTGAAGCTTCCCGGCTCACCCATTACGTACAGGTACGTGGGCTTGTTGATGCGCTGGTTCACTTTGCAGATCCTCTCTGGGTCACTGGGTGTCCACCTGCCACAGGCCCGGCGCGTAGACGTCCTCCCAGACCTCGAGAGGGCCGTCCTCGTCCGAGAACGTGTTCACGAGCACCAGGACTGGCACGGGAGTCCCCGGCTCGACGTCGACTCCGAGGGCTTCCAGTTCGTAGTCGTATGCGAGCCGCGCGCTCCTGCGCTCCGGCGACTTGGTGACTGTCCGTCCGGTGCGTGCTGTGTAGATCTCCTGCCAGAACCGGTCGAACGGCTCTGGGCTGAGCAATTCGGGCACATCGTCGAGGGCGCGGACGTGGATGCATGAGACAGCGAACACGGTGCGCTTGCCGTCCCGGACGAAGGTGCGCGTCCGTAGGACCACCTCCTCGTGGAGCTCGACATTGAGCTGGTCGGCGAGGATCGGGTCGACGAGGGATCGCAGCTGTGCTGTGTGGTCCACCGAGATCTCCTTCTTCGCGTAGGGCTTCCCGGTTCGCGCAATCCGATCGAGGCGGGCGGACGCTGTTGCCGCCACTCGCGGCTGATCCACAACGACGGTGCCGACCCCGGGCTTCGGCATGGTCAGACCTTCCGACTTGAGCAGCCGAAACGCGCGGTTAGCCGTGGTGATGGAGACGCCGAACTCCTTGCACACGTCCGTCATGGAGGGCATTTGTGTGCCAGGGGCGAGCGTGCCATCGGTGATCAGCTTCCGGTAGTGGCTGGCGATTTCCGCGTAGCCGGGCTTTTTGTCGCTCATCTTCACCTTCTCTCTAAGTGTAGTGCTTGCGCGTTCCGGTGTAGTGCTCTACGTTAGTACTTGTCGGGGCACAACGCAACGACAAGCCAGGACCAACGAGGCCAGAAACGCCAAGAGGCCCAGGTGGTAGGACACCTGGACCCCGATGGGGGCCCCGAAGGACCCGGCAGATCGCTATCAGCCTTCACCAGGAGCGTCTGCTATGCAGAACGGTATCCGACGAGTGCTCAACGTGGACAGCAAGCACTCCACCTCTTCAGTCTCTACCCAGTCCGATGAAGCCCTGCGCCAGGCAACGGTCGCTCAGATCGGCCCGCGCCGGCTGATCGCCGCCGGTATCAAGCGCGGCAGCGGCCAGCTGGTCGTCACGGCCGACCAGACCCCCGAGGTCCGTCGTGCGGTGGCCCTCTTCCGTTCGGCCGCTCTCACCGTTGCCCAGTACGAGGCAATGGACTCCGCCGACATGACGCCGGACGAGCACAACACCTGGTACGACAAGTTGAACGTCATGCGCGAGGCGCGTGCCGTCCTCGAGGCCGCCGGCCAGTCCCATCTGGTCGAGGCGGTGGCGGCATGAGCGTCCCCGACAACATCCGCGCCCTCGTCTACGCCCTGCACCAGCTGGGCGGCGGTGAGGTCACCCGAGGCCAGGCCGGCATCCGTATCAACGTGTCGGGCCTGAACGTTCCGACGGACGCCCCGTGGGAGAACTGCTTCAGCATCGACCTGAGCGCCGAAGCGTTGGCCCGGGTCGTCAAGGCAGCCGAGCAGGCCGTACAGCCGACGCAGGCCCCGCTCGTGGCGGCCACAGAGCCACGCGACTGGTCGGCGGCCGCGGTCGCCCACACCCACTCCCAGGTCTACGCCGACGTGCAGGACCTGTTCGAGGGCATCGACCCCGACTCTCTCCTCGACGACGTGTTCGCCTCCCCGGACGCCGACGCTTCCCTGGTCGCGTACGAGCAGCTCGTCACCGGCGACTGGGACGGGGAGCTGTGACCGCCGCTGAGCAGCAGGCCAACGCTGACGCCGCGGCCGCGCTGCAGGAAGCCCTGGAACGGAACGCCGAAGCCCTTAAGGCCGCAGCGGAGGCATCCGAAGCCCTCGCGAAGCTCCTCGGAGGCCAGAAGTGACCACCGTCCACACCGCAGGCAACGCAGTCCCGCCCCTGGGCGACGACCTCGCCGACGTCCTCGACCGCCTGGCCGGTGTTCACGCCGGCATCGACCTCATCCGCGACGGCATCCGCCTCATCGCCCTCGATCGCCTCGACACCGACCAGAGCCAGACCGTCATCGGCTTCCTCGCCGGGTCGTCCGAGGGCACCGACGTCCTCACCGCCCTTGCCCACCTCATCGCCCGACTCTCCAACGCCGACACCAACCCGTCCCTCCGAACCCTGCCCCTCGACCAGCAGAAGACCGCACAGCACCACGGGGAGCAGGCCCAGTTCCACCTGACCGACGAATGGCTCCACCAGCACGCATCCGAAGCCTCTGCCGCCATCGACGGAGTCTGACCACCCCCCGCCGGGGTCCGGTCGCCGAGCCGACAGACGACCGGACCCCACACCACCCGACCACCCGCCCGCACCACCCGTCAGAGGAGCAGCACATGACCGGCACCGAGTTCCGCACCCTGCACGGCGACCCCACCACCTGGACCACCACCGACATCGAATCCCAGCAGAACCTCGCCGAGATCGACGCCCTCACGACCACCGCCGCCCGCTGGGCCGGCGAAACCCCCGAACACACCCTGCGGACCCGGCTCACCTTCCAGGCACACGGCCTCTACCGCGCCGTCAGGAACACGGGCCGGGTCATCCGCCGCCACAACCACCGCACCTCGACCACCGCCTGATGAGCAGACACCAGATGCGCAGCCGCCTCGGCGGCTACGCGTTCGCCGCCCTCACCCTCCTCGCCATCTACGCCGACATGACCGGCCCCGCACTCATCTGCGCAGGGCTCACCGCACTCACCTGGAAAGGAAACCGAAAGCGATGACCAGCACCCCGGCTACCCCCTCGGCGAACCACATTGCACGCGTGCTCGCCTGGGCGTGCCAGGCGGCCGTCGCCTCCATGTACCTCGTCGTCATCGGCACCCCGGCCGCGTGGCGTCCGGTAGTTGCCGCTGACAAGGTCGGCGCCGCCTGCCTGGGGCTGTTCGTGATGTGCATGGCGTTCCTCTGGGGAACCAGCCTTTGGTCCGAGCAGAAGCACTTCTACAACCGCAGCAGGCGCGGCATTCACCAGAGCGCCGCCATCGCCGGCCACCTCGGCCTGTTCTTCATCGCGATGGTCGCCGCGACGGAGCAGCCGAACCCGATCGCCATGTGGGTCATCATGCCGATTTTCTCCGCCCTTGCGATCGTCGTCTGGATCAGCTGGATGCAGAGCCTGGCCCTTCCCCCTGAGGACCAGGCCGTCATCGACGCCATTCACGCTCAGCAAGCCCAGGCAGCAGTGGCCCTCTTCGACGCCAGCGAGAAGGAACGCCGCCACGCACGGCTCGGCGCGATCGTCGCCAGCCTCGGCTACGAACTGACCGACACGCCTGCTGTCGCCCCGAAGGAGGAGGCACCCCTGCAGACGTGGGTGGTCCCCTCCCGCAAGCACAGCCCGCTCGTCTACTTCATCCGCAACGGCAACCGACTCAAGATCGGCACGAGCACGGAGCTGAAGCGGAGGGTCCGAACCCTCGCCCTCCGCGCCGAGAACGTCGTTCTCCTGGTCAACGGAGGACAGGACATCGAGCGCGCCTTCCACCGCCAGTTCTCCGACCTCCGCATCGGCAACACCGAGTGGTTCGCCTACGAAGGCGCCCTCGTCGACTACGTCACCACCGAGAACCACCGCATCCGACAGGAGCAGGCCAAGTGACCACCGTCCAGGCCTCGCCCCGAAACGCCGCCTAACCCCACACCACGAATCGAAAGGACCGGCCCATGCTGTCCCAGGTACAGAACACAGTCGAGCAGGTGCCCGTGCAGGCATGGGCCGTCCCGATCGCCCTCGTCGCCATCACCTTCGGCTACCGCGTCGCCTTGAACCGGGCCCGCAACGTCCGCAAGAAGCCCCGCGACGCCCAGAAGCGCCGCAGCCTCATCGGATTCCTCGGCATGGGCCTCGTCGTCGTCGCCGGCCTCGCCCTGTCCACCAACACCTCCGCCCGCTTCGCCGAGAAGCGCCTCCACATGGAGTCGCCCTGGCACGTGACCGTCGGCCTCGTCCTCGAAGCGATCGTCCTCGGCCTCTCCGTCTACGCCTGGGCGTTCAACGACAAGGGCGCCACACGGGCCGCGTACCTCCTCGTCCTCGCCCAGGCGGTCGGCGCCATCGAAGTCGTCCGGCAGGAGCACGAGGACCTCGGCACCGCCCTCGTCCGCATCGTCGGACCGGTCATGCTCGCCTACGGCCTCCACAAGCTCCTCGGCCTCGAAGCGAAGCTCGGCAAGGTCGAGATCAAGTCCGACGGGCTCCTGGCCCGCGCCTGGAGGGACCGCCTCAAGCGCCTCGAGTCCAAGCTCGGCATCGGCTCCCGCGGCGCGGACGCCGAGTCCATCAGCCGCCGCAACGCCCAGGACAAGCTCGTCTCTCTCGTCACCCTCGGTAGGCCTCGGATCATGGGGAAGCGCCGTTACGAGAAGGCCCTGATGCGCGCCGGCGACGCCTCCTTCAACGGCCTTGGAGACACCCTCGACGAGCTCGGTGTCGAGCTGCGAATCACGACCCGTATCGACCGCATGCGCGCCTTCAAGAACCTTCCCGGCCGGGCCGAGGACTACAACCTTCGCTCCCTGCGCCCCTCCACGGCGCCTCAGGGCGCACCGGACGCGGCGCCCGACGACATAAGCGCTCTGACCAGCGAGGGCGCAGCAGGGCGCACCACAGGACGCGGTGAAGGCGCGCCCGGGGCGAACCCGGGCGAGGCGCAGGCGAACAAGGGGCCCAACGGGGGCGACACGGACCGTCGCACCCTCGCGTTCGACCTCTACTTCGACCTCCAGAGGAACGGTCAGCCGCCCTCGCAGAACGCCTTCGAGAAGGCATGGCGGGAGGAGGGCTACGGGCTCAAGACCGACGACATCCGCGCCCTCTACAAGGACGTCCACACCAAGGTCACCGGCAACAACCCGTAACCCGAACCGACGAAAGGACACCCCTGATGCCGACCACCCAGACCCAGATCCCGACCTCTTCCGCCTTCACGTCCCCCGACATTCGCCCCACCGGCCCGGCCGGTATCCAGACGCCGGCCGTGGAGCTGGGGCACGCCGGGACACCCCCATGGAGCCATCGGCTTCTCCCGCCGTTCGTCCGCGGGTTACTGGCCGACCTGGGCTGGTGGCAGGACCCGGCACCGCAGCCGCCGTCCGTCCACCTCGAGCAGGTCCTCGCCGTCCTCAAGAAGTACGGGTGGTGCCAGTCCCTCGACGTCACCCCCACCGGCCGGCTCTGCATCCGCGGCGCCCAGAACGTTCTCGAGAAGACCGGCCACACCACCCCGGAGGCCCGCGAAAAGGCCGTCGGCTACATGCAACAGGCCCTCGCCCAGGCCGGAATCAGCATGCAGTTCTTCGCCTGGAACGACCTGCCTGACCAGCAGTTTTCCGCAGTTGAGGCCCTTCTGACGGGGGCCGCCCGCCTAGCCCGAGAGAACGGAGAGTAAAAATGCCCGCCCCCGAAGACGAATTCGACCGCATCATCAAGGAATTCCGCGTGAACCCCTCGGAAATCATCGACCAGAACCCCTACAACGCCCCCACGCAGCACCAGAAGGCGGGCCTCACGAAGCGCGGAAAGGCCGCCCTCGGAATCGGCGCCGCGGTAATCGCCGGTGGCAGCCTGATCGGCTACCAGGTGCATTCCGCGAACGTCGCGGAAAGCGAGGCGAAGGCACAGGAGATCGCGCTGAAGTCGCAGGCCCTGGAGCTGGAGAAACTCCGCGAAACGAACCGTGCGAACGAGGCCGCCCGCCAGGTGCAGGCCAGCCAGGCGAAGGCCCGGCAGGTGTCCATCGACACGTGCGTCAAGGACAGTGCCGACCTGGTCGGGAAGGGCTTTGGCTCCCCGTCGCACCGGGACATCGTGAGCGACTGCCAGGCCCAGTACGCCGACGTCCCGAGCACTGGCGACATGGAGGCCGCGGCCTCCGCGAAGGACGCCGGCAACGGCAGCGGTGGCGGCGTGAACCAGGGCCTCCTGGTCGGCGGCGCCGTCCTCGTCCTGTTCCTTGTGGGCGCCGCCAAGAAGGGCACCCGCACCAACCCTGCGTAGTACTTCCCACTTACTGATCACCCCGAAAATGACCGATCTTGAGCGTCAGGGAGCCCCCTGGCCGGGTCTTTTCGGGGCGGGAAGTCAGTAGGAAGTAACCCCAGGGACTACCGAGAGTGAGGAATGAGATGGCATCCGACGCGATCAATCCGGCCGTTCCCGGCCCGGCCGACCCGCCCGACGCGAACGCCCCTGGCCGTCCCGCCGGGGGTCTGATCGCGTCCGTGCTCGCCCCTGTTGCCGTCGCCCGGCCGACGTTCGACCTGACCGCTCCTGCGGGGGCGGACGGGGCCACGGATGCGGCTGTCACGGGCGTCTCCAGTGCCGCCTTCCACGGCACCGAGGAGACCACCCAGCAGGACAGCAAGACCGCGGCCAGCAGTGCCCAGAAGAAGGGCATTTGGCGGGCGTGGATGCTGGCCGGCGCGGCCCGCTGGGGAAAGGGTGGCGGCACGCAGAACAAGCGCCTGGACATGAAGAAGGCAAAAGCCCAGGCGCAGCAGGTGAAAGAGACCCGAACAGTCACGATAAACCGCACCCCAGCCCCGCTCGGCAAGGGTTCTTCCAATGCCGGTTCGAAGGGATCCGGCAATAAATCTCTGAATTCGAAGGGTAATTCGGGCGGGGCGGTGAAGGGTCCGCAGAATTCCAACGGGAAGGCGCACCAGGGTCCCGCCGGTCGTTCCGGCGGCAGTGCTGGAACAGGCCCTGGTGGCAGTGGTGGCCGCGGACCGAGTGGCGGCCGCACAGCCAACGGGCCGTCCGGGCGAGACCGCAACGCGTCTCCGAAGGGCCCCAAGACGGATGCCAGTGGCGGCCGTACCCCGAAGCAGGAGAAGACCAGCCTGACGAAGGGCGGTACCACCAACAGCCCGAAGGGCATGTCGGGTGGTTCCGCGGGCGGGAAGAAGGGCGCCCCGGGTCCGGCAGGAAGCCCCGGCAAGAGCGGCGGGACGGGCACCAGCGGTTCGGGCGGCAGTAAGGGATCCGGGTCCGGCTGGTTCTCCAGCAGCAAGAACGGCAAGGCCCCCACCGGCAAGGACACCAAGCAGGCCCCCACCCAGGGCGACAAGGCGGCAAAGGGCAAGGACGCCAAGACCACCCCCGCCCCCGCATCGGCCGCCACGGACCCGGCCAAGGCGGGCGGCAAGACGAAGGTCAACCTGCTCAAGCGCAAGCGCCAGACCCCCGACGCAGCCGGTCAGAAGACCAGCCCGGACACCCCGGCCAACGGGAAGCGGTTCTCCACCCGGGAGTCCCGCGAGACCGGATACCGCGACGGCACCCGCGCCGCGAAGGTCGCCGCCCACACCAAGGCCTACCGCGACGGCGTCAAGGACGGATGGGCCGACACCACCCAGGCCGCCGACCGGGAGAAAGCCCGCCTGGACCAGGCACACCAGACACGCAAGCAGGCCCGAGACGAGGAGAAGCCGGTGCCCGGCACCCAGAGCAGCGCGGACTACCACCAGCCCGAACCGATCGGCGTGAAGGAAGTCACCGCCACCCACATCGTCCTCGGCGACGGCGCCGCGAAGGACTCCGTGACCCGCGGCGAAGTCCGCACCCTCAAGTCGTTCGAGCGCCGACTGACCGAGAAGTCCAACTCCATGACGAAGGTCGCGGAGATGACGAAGGGCATGCAGGCGCACGCGGAGGAGCAGGCGAAGAAGGCCACCAAGCTCCTCGAGGACGCCAAGGCCGTCAAGGGCGGCGAGAAGCTCGCCGGAACCCTCGCCCGGATGGAAGAAGCCGCGAAGATCCAGGCCGACAAGGCCAAGGAAATCCACAAGCGGGCCGTCCGCGCCGCAGAAGCCTGCGCCGTGGTCCTGACCAACGTCGAGACCCGGTACGGCGGCATGTACAAGGCCGTCGTCGACTCCGACGAGACCGCCCCCGCCGAACTCCACTTCTACAAGGACCAGGGGTAAACCGCCATGGCTGACCTGACGTACAAGCGCCTCCAGAAGGCCGTTACCGACCTCGCGAAGGACGTCGCCAAGGGATCGGAGGCGATCCGGTCCGCCGCCCAGTGGATCGACGAGGAAGCACAGGACACTTCCCGCGTTGCCGAGGCGATCGGCGGGATGGGAGTCGACCGCGAAACCGTGTCCGAGACCCACGAACTGTCCAAGGCGATGCGCGGGGTCTCCGAAGGCGCCATCGACTACGCGTCCTCTGGTGACACCACCACCAAGGCCGCCAAGGCCGCATACGACCAGGCCCACACCACCCACAACGGGATACAGGAGGCCTACTCCCGATCATCCGCTGACGTGAGCAACCTCAACCGCGAATGGCTGCGCCAGGAATGACCCGGCGGGCGGGACCAGGAGGCACCCCGGTCCCGCCCCTCTTACCTCGGATTACCTACAACCCACGAAGGAGTATCCAGTGACCACGTCCACGAACGCCACGACCACCCCGGCCGCCACGTCCGCAGAGCGCGCCGCAGCCATCGCCACGACCGTCGCCCCGCTCGCCGTCGGAATCGTCGCCCCGTTCCTCGACGGCGGCACCGCATTGACCGCAGTCATCGCCTACGCCGGCGTGGCTTCCGGGACCGCCCTGAACTACTTTGAGCGCCTCCCGCAGGCCCTGACGGACAACCTCCCCGCAGAGGACATCGTCCAGGCCCACAAGACCCCGCTGTTCATCTCCACCATCACCACCGGAATGTCCCTCGGCATGGGAACCATCATGGGGCCGGACGGCGCCGATGCGTTGATGGCAGGAATGCTCGACCCGATGTCCATCCCTGGCATCGTCTCCCTCGGCTGGTGGGCTGCCGTCGCCCTCGTCCCGTGGAAGCTGCGCAACGTCCTCGGCCGCAAGCCCAAGGCGGCCAACCTCGTGCAGGGTGCCCCGGTTGGTGCCCCCGTGCCCGCCCTGCCGCTCACTGGCGCGCAGGCGATCCTCAAGCGGTGGGCCGAGCACGTCTCCAACCCGCAGAACGGAGCACACCGGGGCCAGGAGCTCACCGTCCGCACCTTCGGGACCACCCGCTGGGTCGGCACCATCACCGCGCCCGTCGGATCATCCGTCACCGTCACCGCCGACACCGTGTCCTCCGTCTACCAGATCCCCGCCGCATGGATCTCCTTCAAGGCCGGCGCCCACGCAGGGGAGCGCCACATCGCCGTGAACCTGACCGCCCCCGCCGACCTCGACCCCTCCACCCTGATCGGGGCATGGAAGAAGTGGGTGGCCAAGCCCAACGGCCTCATGGCCGGCACCCACCTCAAGGACCTTCGCGACGACCCCAACACCGGCGGGCAGGTCGCCCTCGTCGTCGCCGGAGATGACCTCGACCGACTCCGCCACCCCGACCGCATGGACCTTGCCGGAGCCATGCGCGTCACCAACCCGCTGCTGATCTCCTACGAGCCCCGCCAGAACCCCCGCGAAGCCGTCATCCGCAAGATGGACCGCAACCCCCTCGAGCAGGGCACCCCGTTCCCCGGCGTGCACGTCCTCAAGGCCAACGCCAACGGCTACATCGAGCTCGGCCGCGGCGTCTCCGGATTCCCCGCCCGTATCCAGCTCCACGACCCCGCCCTCGGCGCCCAGCACTGCATCGTTGCCGGGGTCACCGGCTCCGGAAAGGGCGGCACCCTCCAGATCATTGCCCTCGCCCACCACGTCAACCGGTCCGCGATCATCTACGCCGACCCCAAGGGATCCTCGAACCCGGCGATCGAGAAGATGGCCGCTTACTCCGGTCTCGGCCCGGACGATGCGATGGGTGCGCTCCGTATCTGGTACCACGGTCTGATGCACCGAGTCGCCGAGTCCGCGCGCCTCGGAATGAAGAACTTCAAGGCCAGTCCGGGCCGCCCCTGGGTGCCCCTGATCCTCGATGAGGCCAGCAAGCTCCTTGGCGAGAACGCCGAGCACCGTAAGGAAGCCACGTTCATCATCAACGCCGGTGCGACCCTCGGCCGCTCTCTCGGTATGCCCGTCGACCTCGCCAACCAGCTCATGCAGCTCGCCCAGCTCGGAGGCGACGCAGCGATCCGCGACAACATCTTCTACGGCGGCTCTCTCGTCCTCCTTCGCTCCGACTCCCAGCAGAAGCACCTCGTCGACCTCCCCGAGAACTTCGCCGGCTGCAACCCCGCCGACATCCCCCCGGCCTGGTCCGGAGACCGCGACATGGTCTACGACCCCAGCACGCCCCCGAACGACCCCGAGCGCACCTTCGGTCTCGCGTTCGCCGCCAGCCCCGGCGCCCACGCCGAGATGATGCGGAACTGGATCCTCGAGGACGCCACCCCGTACATCGACACCGACAACATCGTCATCCCCGAAGACTGGCCGTTCTGGGATCAGCGCCACGAGCTCGCCACCCAGTCCGTCCTCCCCGACGACCAGGCCGGCGGCGACGATGACGACTTCGCCAGCGGAATGCTGTTCGGCGGAGTCACCGTGGCAAAGAAGGGCCCCTCCGCCGACGACAAGATTGTCCGGGCGCTCGAGGAGGTCGCCGACCCCCTTGGCTTCGAGGTCATCTACAAGCACAAGAACGACATCGCCAAGCTCGCGGGCGTGACGGGTTCCACCTTCGACAACGCCCTGTCCCGCCTCGCCGCGGAAGGGAAGATTCACCGGCAGATGAAGGACGGCAAGGAAGTCCGCGGCCACTACGGCCTCGGCCCGGCCCCCGAAGGCCAGTGACCGGCAGGGGGAACCGGGGGAGGAGCAGCCCGGACAAACCCCCATCCATGCGCCACGATTGAAGAGCACGGCCGGCCAGGGAGCCCCGGTGTCCCCGCGCCCACTCCCCGGCCAGGCCGTGCCACACATAACCCCCGACAACCGGGGCACCAGACCGTACGACCCGAGCTCCAGCAGGTACTTCCCCCGACCTGCCCGAGCCACCCGGCCCCCATCAGGCACCCCCCGCCTGGTGGGGGCCGCGGCTTGCCCCGGCTACTTCACCAGCTTCCAGATCCCGCAGCCCCGCGTCGTGAACTGCCCATCCGACGCCCGGATCGTCACCGTGATCTCCTGCGTCGACGTCGCGAAGCTGTTGTCGATGATGTCCCCACCCCTGGAAGTCCGCTCCCAGTAGCAGTCCGCCAGATCACCCTTCGCCTGGTACGTGCCCGGCCCGATCGCATCGTCGGCCGTCCCCGGCTTCGCCTTCACCTTGTACGTGCCATCCGAGTACGACCGGGACGCCTTCCCGTCCAACGCCTTCGTCACCGTCTTCATCAGCTCCGGGCACAGCTTCGGCACCCCCATCCGCAGCACCGCAGCCTCGTCCTCGGTCGGCTTCCGCATCATCAGCCACTCAGCCGGATCGTCATCGACCTCCGTGCGCTCCGGCAGCGCTTTGCAGATGTCCGCCACGTAGGCCGACGCCGACTCGCCAGGCATCCACCCCTTCGCGGTCGCCTCCTGATCGATCTCGTCCTCCCAAGTCGGCGGCTCCTCCACCGTCAGAGAAGGTGCTGGCGCGACCTCCGACACCGATGGACTCGAGGCCGCCGGCTTCGCGTCATCACTGCCGCCCCCACCGCACCCCGACACCAGCGCCACCGCGACAATTCCTGCCGCAACAGCCCCCACGCCCCGCATAAGCCTCATGCCGCGCAGGATCCCACCAGGATCGGGCAGGGGGAAGAAAGACCGGCACATCGGGGATCATCGGTTACAGGCGCGGGGCCTGACGACAACAAAGCGGGAGCCCCGACCGCCATGCCAGCCTCCAGAGCAAAACAAGCCGACACCGCCCAGCGACGCACCGAGATGCTGCGCATGAAGATCAGCGGCAAGTCGGTCACGCAGATCGCCGAACACTTCGGCATGACGCGCGCCACCGCGTCCAAGGACCTCAGCCGCATCGTCCGCAAAGCCCGCGAACTCGAGATCCAGGAAGCCGAGCTCTACCGCGAAGTGCAGCGCGGACGCCTCGAAACGCTCCTGCTCGGCGTCTGGCCCGACGCGGTCACCGGCGAACCGAAGGCATCAGAGACTGCCCGAAAGCTGATCTCCGACCTGTCCGACCTCCTCGGCGTCAAGGTACCCGTCCGCACCGAAATCTCCGGCCCCGAAGGCGGCGACATCCCCTTCAGCAGTGGCGACCTGACCGAGCTCCGCACCCTCATCGCCATCTCTGACCAGCCGGGCGCCGAAGTACCCGACTTCGGTCACGACGACGAAGACGAGGAAGAGGACAGCGAAGGCGACCAGCCAGACGACGATGACGACGACGACCAGTAGGCGGCACCAGGAGTTCCTCGACGAGTACCGTTCCCTTCCTGCCGAGCAGCGCTACCTCGTTGCCGCCCGCGCCACCCCGGACCAGCGGCGCAAGCTCATGGCGATCGAGCGGAACATGGCCATGGACCGGTCCCCCGGAGCCATGGCGTCAGTCCTCACCGAGGGCCGCGAACTTCAAGCACCGCACCTGAATCTGATCGACCAGGCGTTCCAGCGCATCGCGGCCGGAGAGAAGCTGCAGGTCATGCTGACGATGCCGCCACGCCACGGGAAGTCTCAGAGGGCCTCGCGCTGGGGGCCCCTCTGGTATCTGCGGCGTCACCCCGAGCACCGCGTCATGATCGCCTCTTACGGTGCCGACCTTGCTGAAGGCCACGGACGGTGGGTGCGAGACCAGCTTCGCGAGTACCCCACAGCGCTCGGCATCCGCCTGCACTCCGGATCCCACGCCGCGAACCGGTTCGACCTTGAGCAGCGCCGGGGATCATCCGTCACCGGCGGCATGGTCACCGCAGGCGTCGGAGGCGGTTTGACCGGAAAAGGCTTCAATTTGGGCATTATCGACGACCCGTTCAAAGGCAACGACGACTCCGGAAGCCCCGCGCAGCGCGACCGCGTCTACGACTGGTACCGCTCCGTCTTCTACACCCGGCGTGCCCCCGGCGCCTCAATCCTGCTGATCAATACGCGTTGGCATGAAGACGACCTCTCCGGCCGGCTCCTCGCCCACGAACCCGAACGATGGATCCAGATCGACCTGCCCGCCATCGCCGACAACGCCAACGACGCCCTCGGACGCACCCTCGGACAGGCCCTCTGGCCCAGCCAGTACGACGAAACCGACCTCGCCGACACACGCCAGACCCTCGGCGAACGCATCTGGTACGCCATGTACCAGCAAAAGCCCCGCCCCCTCGAAGGCGGCGTCTGGAAATGGGCATGGATCACCGGGCACCGCGTGGACCCCAAAGCGTGGCCCGGCATCACACCTACCCGTGTCGTCGTCGCCGTCGACACCGCCGGTGGCGACACCGTCCGACGCGACTCCGCCGGCAACGACGAAGTCGGGCTCGTCTGCGCCGCCCGCGACGCAGAAGGCCACCTCTACGTCCTCGACGACCGCTCACGCAACATGGGCGCCGAGACATGGGGCACCGAGGTCTGCCAGCTTGCGATTGACCGGCAGGCTGACGCCATCGTCATCGAGAAGAACTTCGGCGGCGACATGGCCGCACAGATCGTCCGCCAGGCCTGGAGCGAACTCGAACGGGACGGCGGCACGAACCGGATGCTGATGCCCGCCATCATCGAAGTCCACGCCAAGCAGGGGAAGCGCCTGCGCGCCGAACCGATCGCCCAGCTCTACAAGCAGGGCCTCGTCCACCACGTCGGAGAGCACACCGAACTCGAGGGGCAGCTCGTCACCTGGATCCCCGGTATGGACTCACCGGACCGCATGGACGCTGCCGTGCACGGCCTCACCGAGCTCGCCAACCCGGCTGCCGCATCCGTGGGCAGCGGTTCGTACAGCGACCACCGCCTGTCCGGGCGTCGTTGACCGGGGGCAGCGCCCAGGCCCTGCGCCCGTACGCTGATCACATGGCGCGGGGCCTGGTACAGAGGAGTTCTGGTGGGTCTCAGGCAGATCGCCATCCACGCATGGAGCTGGCTGAACTACAAGCCGGTCTACTCCGACTCGATGGGCATGCCCAACCGTCGTGCGTTCCCCGAAGCGCAAGCGATGTGGGTACCGGCCGAGGACGAACGGCGCCTCGCCGCGTACAAGCTGCTGTCCGCCTACGACCACAACCAGGCAGCGGAGATCGCCGAGGTCGTCGACGGCCCGAACGCCCGCGACCGGCGCGAGTTCGGCGACCCGTCGATGTTCATCGACACCCTCGTATCGAACGTGCTGGGGCGCGAACAGAAGATCGTGGTCCCCGGTGCGGAGCAGACCGGCACGGTCCAGAACGGGGCTGTGTCAGCCGCGGCTGCGGAACGCGTCCAGGAACTCCTGCGCGACTGGGCCAAGGCCGAACTGCTGCCGATGCGCTTGCAGCAGTGCGAGCGGAAGACCGTCGCGCTCGGAGACGGCGTGTACCGGATGGCGTGGGACCCGGCGAAGCGTCGCCCGACCCTGCGCGTCACCGACCCCGGGTTCTACTTCCCCGTCATCGGGGAGGACGACGACGGTGGGGAGTACCCGCGCCGTGTTCACTTCGCCTGGGAACTTCCCGCGGATCCGAAGCGGGACCTCAAGGCCCGGCTGCGGCGGATCACGTACGAGCTGGACTGGATTCGGCCGCTGACCGTGACCGGGGTCGACGAGACCGGCTCCCGTGCGGTCCGCGCCTTTCCCCCCGCCCCTGTGGTGGAGGGCGAAGACGGTACGGAGCCCGCCGTGCCCGTGCTGACAGCTGGCGACACCATCGAGCCCGTCACCGGGGCCATCGCCCGCCAGTACGCGTGGAACGACGAACCCTCCTACTTCACCTGTTACCTCACCGACGCCACCTGGGTCATCGGCGACATCAAGGGACCCGTCGACGTCGACTCGCTGCCTCTCGCCAGTGCCACCTACGCCACCCGGTCGGACGGTGAAGTCCTCGACCACCTCGACCTCCTCATCGACTTCATCCCGGTCATCCACGTCCCGAACACGGTGCCGCCGGCCGAAGAGCACTGGGGGCAGTCGTCGCTGGCGAAGGCCCTGCAGGTCTTCGACGAGCTCGCCGGATCGGACACCGACTCCGCCCGCGCTTCCGCAACCACCGGGCTGCCCATGCTCGCCGTGTCCGGTGTCACCGACTCCCGGCAGGAACTGGCCGCCGGCCCGGGCATGGTCTTCAAGCTCGGGGAGAACGGTCGCCTGACCGCCGTCGACACCTCCACCGCCCTGGCAGAGCTCCGCAATCACGTGGCGGACCTGAAGGACCGGGCCTCCAACATCGTGCGGCTGCCCGCCGTATCCCTCGGCACCCTCAGCCCGTCCGAAGTGCCGTCCGGGTTCGCCATGCAGGTCTCCCTGGGCCCCCTGGACTCCCTCATCGGCAGCATGCGCCTGGCCCGCGAACACAAGGAACGGCTCCTCCTGAAGTTCGTCCAGCGCCTCTACCTGGCAGGCCAGCACCCCGACTGGGCCGGGATCACCCCGCAGGACGCCGAACTCGTCCGCGGCCCCTACACACCCACCGACAAGGCGGCGGTTCTCGAACAGGTCGCCAACGGTGTCCCCAAGGGCGTCATCTCCCTCGAGACCGGGGTGCGGATGCTCGCCGACGCCGGGTTCCCCATCGACGACATCGAGAAGGAGATCGAGCTCATTCAGTCCCGGGCGTTCGAGCAGGCCCGGTTCCTTGCCGACGCCCTCGGCAACCCCGACGAAGTCGCCTCCTTCCTCGGCCGCCAAGCCCCGGAAAACCCGGAGCCTCCCGTGCCGAACCTGCCGCCTGCTGCGGCCGACGACACTGTTCAGAACCTCCTGGAACAGGGGCAGCAGGGGAGCAGGGGGAACGAATGACCCGAGCCGTGCTTTCCTTGATCTCAGGCGCGGGGCCTGGAACAAGTTCGGGAGGACTTGCGCTTATGCGTCGCCCCACGCAGCACCACAACATCCCCGCCATCCACTCGGCGTGGGCGCACCCGTACACCGGCGTGACCGGTCTCGGCGTGTTCTACAACGACGGCGGCGACCCGCCCGCCGGTGGTGCGCCGAACCCCCAGGACCCCCCGAAGCCCGGGCCGCCCACCACCCAGCGGACCTTCACCCAGGACGAACTCACCGCCCTGGCCGCGAAGGAGAAGGCTCAGGGAGAACGTGCCGGCGCGAGGGCCGCTCTAGAGAAGGTCGCCGCCGACCTCGGCTTCACGAACCTCGACGACGCCAAGGCGTTCATCGAGGAAGGCCGCAAGGCCAAGGAAGCCCAGCTGAGCGAGCACGAGAAGAAGGAACGCGAACTCGCAGACCGTGAGGCCAAGGCCGAAGCCCGTGAGAAGGCTGCAGCAGAGCGTGAGCGGATCGCGAACCGTCGGGCCATCCTGGTTGGGCTCGGAGCGACCGGAGTAGACCTCGAGGACGCTGTGGCCCTCCTGCGCGTCCCGGACGACGCTGACGACGCCACGATCACCGAGGCTGCTGAGGCGCTCAAGGGGCGCCGCGGTGAACTCTTCGGTGTCGCCCGGCAGGACGACCCGGCCGTCACGCAGCTCCCCCCGGCACCGGGCGGTGCACCCGCAGGCGGCCCCCCGGCACGACAGGCACCCACCGGCAAGCCCGGCGACCGAGGCCGCGAAATGGCCCGCCTCCGCGGCCACAAGCCCGCCGCATAACCACAGACTTCCCGGCCCACCAGCCGGGGTTGGGACCACGCCCTCTCCTCGTGGACGCACACCCCCAGGGGTGCAGCTGTCACCGCCGTTTTCATGAGGAGAGGCAGTCGTGAACGACTTCCAGCCCTACTCCTACACGGACAGCGTCACCGCCGACCGGCCGTGGCTCGCGTCCCTGGTAGGAGTCCAGGACACCAACACCATCACCCTCGACCTGAGCAAGTTCGTCGCGGGCACCCACTACGTCGTCTCGGCGAACCCGCTGCTTCAGGGCCGCACGGTCATGAAGTCCGGCATCCCGCTCGGCAAGGTCGCCGCATCCGGGCTGTACGCCCCCTACGGCGGCACGACCAGCGAGCTGCAGACCGTCACCGTCACCGGCACCCCGACCGGCGGCACGTACACGCTGACGTTCTCCGGGCAGACCACCGCAGGTATCCCGTACAACGCCACCGCGGCACAGGTGAAGACGGCCCTCGAGGCCCTGTCGAACATCAACCCCGGTGACGTCGTCGTCGGCGGCGGCCCGCACCCGGGCACCGCAGTGACCGTGACGTTCTCCGGGCAGTACGCCGGCGACAACGTCGCCCAGATGACCGCCTCCGGGACCAGCCTCACCGGCGGATCCAGCCCGGCCGTAGCCGTCGCCACCACCACAGCGGGCGGCACCGACCTGGCCACCGACGGCACGCAGATCTTCGCAGGCTTCCTCGTCTCCGAGATCAGCTTCAGCCCGGCCTCGACCAAGGCGGCCGGCGCCCTGCTCTGGCGCGGCGAAGTGTTCGCCGCCAAGCTCCCCGTTTCCTTCGACCCGGCCAACGTCACCGCGACGGCGCCCGGCGTCAGCGTCCACTACCGGTAAGAGGAGGAGATCACCATGGAGGCTCTTGAGCTCCTCCTGCGGGACACCAACGACACCGATCTCACGGTGTTTGCCCGCCAGATGGACACCCCGGCGAACTACCGGCTCACCCGGGAGATCCTTCCCGAGACCACGGTCCCGGGGGTTAAGTTCCGCACCACGTCCGCGAAGCGACGCGTCAACGCCGCGAAGTTCCGCGCCTACGACGCCCCCACGACCATGGCGAAGCGCCAGGCCGAGCAGGTCGTCAACGAGGGCATGCTCCCCGCCCTGGGCCAGACCCTCGCCGTGTCCGAGATGGACCAGATCCTTCTCGACGTCGGCCATGGCTCGGACACCCAGCGCTACATCGACCTCCTGTACTCGGACGTCGAGCGGCACGTCGAGTCCATCCGCACCACGCAGGAACTCGCCGCCGGCCAGCTACTCGCCAACGGCACCGTCAACCTGCCCGGCCTCGGCCTGGACGTGAACTGGAACGTCCCCAGCGCGAACATGCCGACGGCTGGCACCCTGTGGGACGACCCGACCGCCACCCCGCTCACTGACGAGCGAGCCTGGATCGATCACCTGCTCGACTCCGGTGCTCCCGCCCCGCGCCAGGTGCTCACTTCCCGCCGGGCCCGTGCCCTGCTGGCGGCAAACGTGGAGTACCGTGCCGCGTTCTACGGCTCCTCAAGCACGGGCACCACGCCGACGGCGACTCTCGCGCCCAACGAAGTCGATGCGGTCCGCGCCCGCTACGACCTGCCGCCGATCGTCACCTACGACGTCCAGGTCTGGGACGACGACGTATACAAGCGCGTCCTCCCCGACAACAAGTGGATCCTGATCCCGGACGTTCCGGCGGCGGAGTGGGCGCAGACCCAGTACGGCCGCACCCGTGAGGCGGCCAAGTTCACTTCCGGAACCAACCCGGCACTCACCCGCGAAGAGGCCCCCGGCATCGTCGTCGTCTCGCACGTCGACGACAACCCGGTCCAGATCTACACCCGCGGCGCAGCAATCGGCATGCCCGTCCTGTACGTCCCGGACATCCACATCTCTGCGACCGTCCTCGGGGCGTGACCGCCATGGCCAAGCTCAGCAAGGCCGTGTACGTCCGGGACCCGGACCGCCACCGCAGCGTCCTCCTCCTGCCGGGAGAGGAGCTGGAGCAGCGCCTCGCCGCTCTGGTCACCAACCCCGACTGCTGGGAGGACGGCAAGGTGCCGGCCGCGCAGGAAAGCGTCACCCGCAAGTCCGAGGACGCCGCCCCCGACAAGGTCGACGACACCGAGGACACCAAGCCGGCCGCCCGTAAGACGGCGGCCCGTAAGCCGGCCCGGGGCCGGACGACCGCTGCTGAGGGCACCGGCGGTCAGTAAGCGGAGTGTGGGCCCGACCCCCTGGTGGGGCGCCAGGCCGGGCCCACACCCGCCGTACCCCCTTCCCACCTCACACCTGACCGGAGGACCTGGTGGACGCAGCCGTACGCGCCTGGCTCATCTCCCAGCTCGGCGTTGACACCGACCTACCAGACCTCGAGCTGCGCTACACCCGCCTGGGCACCGCACGCGCGGTAGCGCTCGAGATCCTGCGCGAGCGTCTTGCCGCACTGCTGGCCGCACCCGGCACCGTGTCCGTGTCCGGTGTCGTGTCCGTGAACTTCTCCGCGAACATAGCCGCCTACGAACGGCAGATCACCAACCTCGAGGCCGGGGAACCCACCGCACCGGATGACCCCGACGTCCCGGGCGAACTCGTCGGTGACGGCTTGGAGGTTCTATACCTCGTGGAACGGCCCCGCCGATGACCACCCCCACCCGGCGCCGCACTCTCCGCGCCCGCCTCCTCGACTTCATCCGGGACGCCACCAGCCGCATCACCGCCGCGTGGCGAATCCTCACCAACGCCCAGAACAAGCTCCTGGACGCCCTTGCCGTCATCCGCCCCGGTCGTAGCGCATCCGTCCGGATCCGTGCCGCACAGCAGACATTCCAGCGCAGCATCGCCGACTTCAACCGGGCCGTCGGATCGTTCACCGAACGGTGGGTCGCAACCGACCTGCCCCTCGCCTACCGCGAAGGCGCCTTCGGGATGCTCGACAGGGCCGACCGGCCCCGACGCATGTGGTCCTGGACCGCCCGACACCAGAGCGCCATCACCACCCTGTCCTCCCAGGCTTACGCCGACCTCATGGGCCGCCTTCAGGAAGCGGTCCGCCGCGCCCAGGCGTTCCTCCGTGCCGCAGTGGACGCCGCCCGCGCCCGCGCCAGCAGGTTCGAGTACGGGTCGTTCAACCGGGACACCCTGCGCGAGGAGCACCCGCTGGGCACCGTCATCTATGCCAACGACGCCCGCCACCCCGTCGAAGCCTGGGCCAGCGCCGCCATTGCCTGGCAGGCCGTGACCACCGCCAACGCCGGCGCCGTCGCCACCGCCTACGAACAGCTGCAGTGCACCCAGGTAAAGGTCCGCGATGGGGCGGGCTGTGGATGGCGGAATCACGGGGATGCCGACAAGGCCGACGGCACCATCCGCGACATCGACGACGCCCTCGCCCACCCCACAGCCCACGCCCATTGTGTACGAGAGTTTTTGCCGCACTTCGAACGCCCCGCCCAACTGGGAGGCCTCGCATGACCGCCCCGAGCATGGCCGACGAGCCCCGCCATGTCAGCATCACTGCCGACGGCGTCATGGGCACCGTGGCGATCGACGGCACCGACATCAGCAGGTCGGTGCAGGGCTACAACCTGGAGCACCGCGTTGGTGCGGCACCGCTCCTTGTCCTCTACACCACCCCCCACCGGGGACTCGACTTCGAAGGCCTCGCCCACGTGGCGGTCGGTGACCAGACAGACCCCGGGGAAGCGGTCGCCGCGTTCCTCGCCAACGTCGACCCGAGCGCCCTGCATCAGGCCGCCCTGGCGCGTGACGACCTCGACGGCAGTAAGCACGAGGTCACCCGGGCAATCCTGGCGCAGCTCGCCGACTGGGCGCAGGGGAAAGCCTGATGGCCGGCCTCGACCAGGCGCTCGCCGGCGTCACCAAGTGGATCGGGAGCAACCTCCTGATCGACACTGTGCGCGTCACCCTGCCAGCCACCGGCGAACCCGTCCTCAACACCACCACCGGGCAGCTCGAGTACCCGGAGGGCGGCGTGCTGTACGAGGGCCCCGGTGCGGTGGTCCCGTCCAGCGGCACGACGGAGCGGGCAGCGATCCAGGATGCCGTGCAGCCGTGGACGCAGCAGGCCAAGCTCTCCTACTTCCTCCTGACCCCTCTGACGGCACCTGTCCCGCCGGAGAACGCGGTGGCGTCCGTGGTTGGTGTCCACGACCCGTCGCGTACGGCCCTGATCGGCCGGACGTGGACGTGCGCCGGACCGGGCATGGCCAGCACGGTGGAAG